GCTATGATCTCGACAGAAAGGCGGTTCCCAACGGGGATCTGTAGACACACTAGGACCTTGAAAGAACGATGAAGATTCAAACATATCATAGATCCAGCAAAACCATCACCGCTCCTGAGTGCAGCTCCAATCTGAAGCTCGTTTTCAGATGCTGGGTCTGTAAGGCTATAGGCTGTGACGACGAGCTTGTCGATTTTTACTGTGGCCCCAGTGAAGACGGTGATTTCGTAGCCCTGTGGCTTGTAAGTAATTTCGACCCACCGGAAAGCCTAGTTCCTCAAGCTGTCGCTTGGACACGAAATGGAAACCTCCCGGCCTACCACTGGGCTCAGCTGTTAAAAGGGTACTGGTCTGCAGAAAGAGATCACAATGATTGTGAGGAACCAAACTGCTCCAAGGTCGAACATATAGAAGGTTCGCTCATGAGCCCTGACGAGGTCGAGCAGGTTGCATTATCGGTTTGGCCGGACTTGAAGCACCTATGATATTTAGACCGCCTGCCTGCGGAGTCCCAGCTGTGCCCGCTGCTGAACCGCCCGCAGCGACGTGGCCAGAGCCAGACGCAGTCGCCCGGCTGCCGCATTGAGCGCCATCCTGATCCCGGAGGCTGTCGCCATTTCCTCCATGTAGTCCAGACGGCTCACTAGAGTCACCGCGGGGCGGTCGCCTGTCTTCACCCTCGCTGTGCCTGGTGCCTGCCGGTGCCGGGTCGCCCACTGCGCAGCGTTCCGCACCCGCCCGCCGATTGCCTTCGCCGCATTGATCCACACCCCCTTGGCAAAGCCCACCCGGCGCTGGATCCTCGCGGTATAGGTCTCCAGTGCCCGGCGGCTGGTGACGACCTGTGCGGGCCGGCTGCGCTTCACCTTTCCATTCTGCCGGCTGGTGCGGTGGCGGTCCGGCTCCAGTCGCCCCACGGGGAGGTCCGCCCATGCCGAGGACGATCCGGCCAGTGCCTTCCGGGCGCGGGCAAAGCGGCGGTTCTGCACGTGTGCCCAGAATCTGTCGGCTGACTGCGGATCGGTGCGCTGGAGCTGCTCGTATGCCTGATCGGGAGTCGCGAAGACCTTCCCAATGTCCTTCGCCACGGCTCCTTCGCCCGCCTTCCTTGCACGGGCGGAAAACCCGAACGGCCGGGTGGTGCGTGCCAGTTCCACAGCCAGTCCGCGTGCTTCCTGCTTCACGAGAGAGAGCATGGTGCGCCCGATGCGCTGCGGGAACCGGGCCAGCAGAGCGATCACCTCGGCATCCCCCTTGAGCCGTGTCCGGAAGGTCATTCGTCCGGAGTGGTGAGCACGAGCGTGAGGAGCGGCGAGCGCGGGTGGCTGCTCACCCGGCTGATGCGGTAGACTTCTCCGTCCACCGTGATCCGCTGCCCGTACTGGGGGACGGGTCCGGAGAAAGCAGTGCGTGGCACCCTGATGGTGAGATCTGGGGACTCCACGTAGCCGCCGACGGCGATGCCGCTCTCGGTACCGATACGGCTGGCCAGCACGATCAGGTCGGTATTCTGCCAGCGGGCCGGGACGCCATGCTCGCTCAGCAGTTCGGCAAGGTCGGCGAGGATTTCTGATTCAGGACTCATGCCGGGCTTCCCGTGTCAAAGAAGCACCCCCTCCCGGTTTCCCGGAAGGGGGCTGGTTTCCTCACACCACCCCCGTGCCACTCACACGGGGAAGTCTTTTTCCTGCGCTCACGAGTACTCGCCGGCCACGAGATTGACCCGGCAGGCCGCAGTTCCGTCCACCTCGATGAGCCCCGGACCCTCGTTCACCACGAAGACAGTCGGCGCATTGACCTCCTTGGTCGCCGCCCCCACGGGAATCTGGGCAGCGGAACTCATGAGGTGGACAGTGTCGCCCGGAGCCAGCGCAAGGCCCGTGTTGGCCGTGAGCGTGATCGTTCCGGCACCCGCATTGACCGAGGCGACCACGGCACGGACACCCGTTCCGGTCACAAGGGAGAAGAGCACGAGAACATCTCCCGCAGCGGCTCCCGGGTAGGGTGGCGCATTGACGACAGTCTGGTTGGCGGCTCCCGCGGCGGTGACCGTGGTGGAACGGACCGGAGCCCGGAAGATCAGCAGCGAGGCCGCCTTGTCGGAGGTGGCGCTCGCGTACTGGACCCGGATGCGGTCGCGTCCACCGGCGGGAACGACGGCGTGGCTGAGCGTGGTGCCGGCATTGCCGGTGAAGCTGAATGGAGTCATGGTCGTGGATCAGGGTTTGACGATGCGCTTGAGGGCGTCGGACTTGGCGGCGGTGAACCCGTAGAGGCACTCCACGGTCACGTAGACCCGGTTGGAGCGGGTGTCGGTGAAACGCAGGTAGCCGAAGGTCATGCCGGTCTGCGGGTCGGTGACGGCTCCGGCCTGCTGGTACTCGGCGACCGGCTGCAGGTAGCGCATCGCCACGGCCACGGCACTCGGATGGACGGCGAACCCGACGAGCTTCTCGGCGTGGTCCGGCGGGATGACGACCGTTTCGAAGAGGTCGAACCCGGCCAGACGGCGGATGACGGCATCGGTGACGCCCGGAGCGCTCAGGTTGAGGTTGAAGCTGCGGGCCACGACGTCGTCTGCGAGCAGGTTTGTGTAGTACCCGGCATCGAGGATGAGCGATCGGGGGGAAGCGGGCATCTTTGCGTTGCCGCAGGTTTCCCGCAGATTGAGCACCTTCTTGTAGTCGAAGTTCGAGGCGGCGAGTGCCGGGATGCCCGGAGTGCCGAAGTTGGCCGCGGTGACCGTCGTCATGATGTCCAGAAGGACGTCCTGGGCTAGCTGCTGGGCGGCGGTTTCCACGAGGACGTCGAGGGCGTCCATGGCGGTTTCCGATGCCTCTCGGGCCGTGATGTGGACGGTCTTGAACTTGTGGCGGGTGAGCGTGACTGGGACCGTGGTGATGGTCGAGTCGGCATTGGCCGTGTAGTCGCCCGCGAAGTCGCCCGAGCCGGAGGGTGCTCCCACGAGGGGAACGCGCACGGTGTCGCCGCGGTCAGCCTGCTGCGGACCGAAGTTCGTGGAGAAGGCGGTGACGGGCAGCAGGTTTGCCATGAAGGGCATGAGGGCGCGCTGGGCGACCCTGATGTCCTTGAGATTGGTCAGCGTGTTGGGCATGGGAGGTCAGGCCTGGTTGCTGAGGAGGGCGGCCTGCTGGGCCGGAGTCAGGCTGCGCCAGAAGGCGGTCTGGGCAGCTGGGTCGGTGATGGCGGCGAACTGGGCGCGGAGTTCGGCGTTCTGGGTTCCTTCGCCCGCGGGGGTGATGCGGGCCGGGTCCTGCGTGCCGGTGGAGGCAGCGATGCGGGCGGCTTCGGTGCGCACGCGGGTGTCGAAGTCGGTCTGGGACGCTTCGAGAGCGGTGATGCGGTCGCGGAGGGAATTTGCTTCCGCACGGGCGGCATCGCGTTCACCGCGCAGGGTGGAGACGTCGGCAGTGGCGAGGGCAAGTTCCCCGCGGAGGGTGTCGGCAGTGACGGCGGATTCCGCGAGGAGGTCGCCCTGCGCCGTGTGATCCCGCTGGAGAGCTTCAAGCGCGGTGCGGGCCTCCGCGAGCTGGTCTTCGAGTGTGGTACTCATGGCCCGGGAACCCGTGTCAACTGCGGCGTGGTAGACGCGGAGCCTGCGCATGGCTTCGGCGCGGTCGGGCACCATGCCGGCGAGATTGACCCGCTGTGCCTGCCTGCCGCTGAAGGTCTGTCCCTCCATGGCCTCGGCTGGAATGGCACGGCCCCGGGAGAGGACGGCTGCGTGGAACTCGCGTGCCGTATCGTCAAGGTTGGCAAGGATGAGTCCCCGCTGGTCGTCGGTGAGGGGAGTGCCCGGTGCCCCCATGGCCTTGTACTTGCCGACCGAGAACACCTCGATCTTCAGGCCCGCTGCTTCCATGGCCGCGGAATCATCAAGGACGGCTTGAACAACGCCGATGGATCCGACCTGAGCCGAGGGGGTGGCGTAGATGGCGCGGGCCTGACTGGCGATCCAGTAGGCGGCAGATGCCATGAGGCCGGAGGAGAACGCATAGACCGGCTTGATGGCATCGAGAGAACGGACGGCTGCGGCCAGTTCCGGAGTGCCAGCCACGGTGCCGCCCGGAGAATCGATGTCCAGGAAGACAGCCCGGATGTCATCGCGCCCGCCTGCTTCGCTGACCGCCGCTGCGATCTCACCCGAATCGACCGCCCCCATGATGGCACGGGCAAACAGGTCCGGCTTGCGCATGATGGGGCCATTGATGGCGATCACCCCGATGCCGTTCTCGACGGACAGCTGCTGGCTCGGGGAAGACCCTGCCGGTAGTCTGCCCGGTCGGCTCTGGAAGAGGCGGACAGTGGCGGCGAGCGACTGGAGCGCTTCGGGCTGGATCAGCCATTCACGGCTCTGGAGAAGGAGCGGGTTCACGTCCCGGCCGGGGTGTCAACGCAGCCGGCTTCCAGAGCATACAGCGATCAGCGCCGGGTAACTCTCAGTCTTACGAACCGACGCTCAATCGCCGAGCTGGCTGGAGTTGTCACCAGCACCCTCTGGCGAACACCATCGTCGCTGATGATGGTTTCGGCGGTTCCGCCTGTCTGCTGCCATGGACCTGATGGGCTTGCGGCGAACTCGCGGACGAAAGTCAGCTCTGACGCCGCCGACTTGGATCTCCAGTAACGGTACTCGAGCACGCTGCCGTTCTTCACAATCTCGGCCTGACCCTCTGTAGGACGATTCGGGTCGGTACCAAAGGCAAACTCTACCATGTTGACCTGGTCGTCTCCGTCAGGATCCGAGGAGTCGCTGCCAGCACCGGAATTCGCTATGGAACCAAAATTCATGAGTCGCCACTTTTCGCTCTCTGTTGGTATCTTTCCCTGAAGCTGGATGGTCAGCTGTTGTGTGACTGGCGCAGCGGATTGAAGAACCATGCTGGCGGCACGCAACCCTCCTGCGGATGGATTGAACCGTAGTTCCATTTGGGCTTCGGATCCTGATTCGATGGTCTCTGGCAATCCTGTGACAATCTCGAAATCCGAGGCCATCGGACCTTGTATGGCGGTCGTGACTCCACGCAGAGCATCAAG